GCTTCGGCGGAAGCGTGGATAACACTGGGTGTTAACCACCTTAAAACTAGGCTAGTTTTGAGATGAGATTGTGGTTCACGTGTACATGGTATGTGAGTTATGGTTGTTTTAGATATGAATTATAAATATTTTATCTCCGACGGAGTAAAGAAGAAGCTGACATTATATCAGAAGCATTGGTGTTTAAGAATTGAGCACCTCTAGTTATGAAATTGAGACATTTATCGACACCTGTGTGGTTAGACATGGCTTTCTCGACCGAGGCCGTACTACCAATTAAAGATTTTGGTAATGACGACGGTACAGGAGTAGCCGATGCACCGGTCCCTATGACAGGGGTACCTTCTAGGTGATAGATCGTTTCAATTTGAAAAGCTGAGGTATTGATTGGGACTCCTTCATAGTAAAGCGAAATAGAGCACCCTCCGTCCATTCTAGTGAGGTCTTTGAAGCCAACAAAAGGAACAAGTTGTGTTCCGGTTGTGACAACAGCATCGTCACCTTCGGTTTGAGTCGCAGAAAGGGCTCCGTTAAGAGCACAAACTTTGAAAGACCAAAAGGAAGAGTTGGTGTACATACCCGATATTTCAATGCCTCCATGAAGAAGATCTTGAACTGCAAATTCCACGGCTGTGGGAAATTGAAGCATGTTAGAACTATCATAGATATTGGCAGGAACACCGGTTACTGGTATTATGGCGGAGGCCGTTTGATTAACAATGGAGAAAAGAGCTGTATAGGATGGGACAGATCCCCCGGCTGGTACAAATGCAATGATTATTCTGCCAGTAGCAGTGAGTTCAGGTTGAAGGTTGGAAATCTTCAAACCCCAACTAACTACTCGGTAGGATTCATATATTGCACTAATATTTGCAGGGGTGGTTGCACCATAATAAGCTGATCTCTGATCGGCAAATGTAGCTGAATATTGAGCCATCGGTGTTGAAACTACACTCTTTTGGAGTGGAGCAGCAACATGATGAGTATCAATTAAGGACAAAACTGGGTTAGGAAGGAATACTAAAGAGCCCGCTGTGTTGAGCGCATCAGTCCCCATGACGGTGGTCTGGTGGATGTGATGGACAGCAGTTGGAAAAGGGAAGGGATCAGGTACCTGGCAACCAAGAACACTAGGATCAAAAGGATCACTAAGTGCTCGAGAGAAGGAGGTGGCTGTTCCTGCATTATTTCCAAGTTTTTTTCTATTATTATTATTACTATTAACGGAGGGAGAGGAGTTAAGTCGTTTAGCTTTATTAGCTTTCTTCTTATTCTTGATTCTTTTATTATTCATATCATTTAAAAGAGAGGGGATTTTGGCAGCGAGGGCCATAGCAGCAACTTGAGCAATTTTTGCTTGAGTGGACATTATCTTAATGCCCACAGGCAGGCCAAAGACATGGCCTGCCTTTTAATAATTAGTTAAACCCGGATTGGGGTGATAATACCAAAAGCCTTAATCGGTTTTGGTCCTAGCACTGCAAAGGGCTTTCTCTTGATGATGTATCCAGCGAGGTGCTGAATTACTTCATTGGGGAGTTTACTAACTACTAAATCAATCAATCGTTGTTGACTGTTTTCTCCTTTATATACATTCAAAAAATTGCTTTCAAATGAGTTGGGTTGGGGATAGACCGAACTAATTATTCTATAACGATACTTCCCGAAGTAGGCGGCGGCACCAAAATAGTCAATGTTTCCTTGATAACGATCAGAATTTAGGAATTTAAACCATACCTTACTTGATATACCTTTGTATACGGGTTTGGGTGTAAAATTCTTAAACTGATTGTGAATCATAAAACGATTGACCGTTTCGGCGTCTTTAAGTTCATGGAAATCAGAAGGAACAACTTCTTCAACAGGAATATATTCTGCTAATGAACGTTCAACATCTGACCTATATGTACTTATATCGACCTCAGGAATAGTGGTATCTTTAATTATAGACTTAAAACTAAAATCACCTGCATAAGGCTCATGGAAGTCTGGCTTATTTTCATCAATTAACGTAATTTGAGACATACAGGAACTGAGAAGTTCTGCCCCAATTATAGGGGTTGTATGCATACTACGGATCTGATTATGAAAATATACTGCTAATTGTAGCTGTCTTTGTGTTCTCTGGACCTTCGGGAACTTTTCAACAAATGGGCTGGATTGCCATTGTAAAAAGTTCACTTTAGTCTCAGGCACTTCAAAGCCAAGACCCCCTAAAATGCGGGGAATAAACAAATTATAAAAACCTTTATATGATACTTCACGGATCCTATCTCGATGGAAATGGAAAAAACGATTTTTCACCCAAACAGTATTATGACAATTTTTCATCACTTTATTGAATAGGTCCCAGATGGGCAAAGCTCCTTCAGAGTCTCCAGACTTAGAACGTCCAATTAATTGGCCGACATTTAAGTAAGTAGATTCCTCGAGTAGATCCTTAGATTTATCATATGTAAAACATTGACTATTAATAGTAAAACCATTCTTATGGACGTAATTCTTACCTATTGACAATTCGAAGCCGGCTATAGTTATATACCGGAACCAAATTGCAACAAGTTCAGGATCAGAGCGGAAGTATCCGTCATCACCATTTATAAGACAAGGTAAATCATTAAGACTGACCTTGAAGAATTTTCGACCGGCAGGTCGACGCCTATTGATATATTCTTCAATTGCTTTTTTATAACAAATAGCATTAGCAAGACACAATATAGGGAAGGATAAAACCGACCCCATTAACTGGCCATTAACTTGGTTAATAGAGAAATCTTCGATAAATTCGTCTGCAACTTCATTAGGGAAATCATTCTTCAACTTGGTAGAAACATCAAGATGAGGAAAAGTTTTCCTTAGTTCGGCTGAAAACCTTTTAGGGTAAGTTAATCTTTGCATATATAGAACTCGACGATAAACCGCCTTATCTTCCTCAGGGACTCTAAGAGCTATCATAGATCGCTCAAAGAGAATTCTGGTAAAGTTGGGATTAAGTTTGTCGGTTGCTGCTTTGTAGTCAATTGATGAATGAGAAGTAAAATTGAAGTGAAAATCATATCCAAAATAAGATGAAATCTTTTGTTCCAGACTTTCTTCCTTTTTCCAAACAGTCCTAAAATCATTAGGTTGTAAGGGTCGGGTTGTAAGTAAGAAACAATCGAATTGATCGATGTACTTTTTCAAATTTTTCTGTAAACATTTAGAGACATAAGTCTCCAGGGCTTGACATTTAGTGATGGTTCTGACTTTGAGAGGTTCGGATAAAGGAATTACGGTTACTTTTAAGTAGTCCGTAGGTCTTTCATCTACATCCTCATCATCTTCACAATTTTCCATAAATGGATTGGTCCCGAGCAATCTAATAGAACCGGGGTTATCGACCTTTTGATAAGTCGAATAACTAGGGTCCCCTGAAATTGAGTGTGAAACCTGTATGGCTTCATAAACAAATTCAGATTTAAATTCTTCAAACATTTTCGTATTTTCATTTCTTTCATTTATTTCTTTTATATCTCCCCGACAGATGGACATAACTTTGTCCATGTCAGGTTCTTGATAAGAATAATTATATTCAAATTTTCCTTTTTTTATTACTCTGGTTTCTTGAAACTCAAGGCCTAATTGCTTCAAAACAGACACGTATGCTCCGCCCCGATCTCGGGTTCGTTCATAACATGCGTTATGTGAAGGTTCATAAGCTTTAAGTTTATGCTTCGCACCACTTATAATTATAGCATCATCAATCTCATTACCAAATGTGTCTTGGATAAAATCAACCGTCACGGAAACAATATTTTGTTCACCGGGAGGTTTGATTATACCAAATTCATCTGGCCCAAATTTCCCTTCTAGTGTATCGATGAGACACACCTTAGGAGAGTGGTTGGGAGGAGTAGACATAGCCACAACATGTGCTTTCATCTCTTTCAATAAGAAATAAGTCGGGACTGTTGCACAGCCCCGTTTTATTCCTTGGAGATAGGAGAAAGCAAAAGATGTTGCTCGTCTTTGCTTATTATTAATAAGACCATTGGATCGCCAATTAAGTAGGTTCTTGATGTACCTTTTCACATCACCAGTCCATATTAGAAAGTGGCCAGGAAAACCAGAAGGTTTTGCTGGAAGCACTTCTTCCCAAATAAGGGCCAAAGGACAGGCGGTATGATACTTGATGTACTGTACCCAGGATTCTTGAGGAAATTTTAAACAATTAAATAATAGTTTCATTTGTTGATCGGAATTAAATCGACTTGCGAAGTCGGGGATAAGGTCTGTTAAGACCTGTGCCTCACTGAGACAGAACTCGATAGCATCCATTACGAATGAATCTTCACTTACATAGTAGAAAGCGTCTACAGTTAATTCAAAGAATTGGGAAATTTTTAATTTCTCGTTTTCAAGGGTCAGTTTAAGATCCCCCAAACCCTTTCTACATCGTTTAGTAAAAAGGTACAATTGTCGATTTAACCATTTTTCGGCTTGTTTCCTACCACACAGGCGTATATTCTGATTCAGCATCCCCTTAATTCCTTTAGTTAGGTATTTAGAAATGTTGTTATTAGTTGTTGCAATTATTAATTTTGATTGTAACCATGTACGTGTGCCGGGAATAGGAATATAGTATCCTTTGGATACCTTATTCTTATACTCAGCACGGGAGCCCTCTAGGCCACTTGCATTAACTGCAAGCGGCTTGAAGGCCCGGGAGGGGACACCCCTCCGCTGTGAACCCCAAAACTCATCACACAATTCTACCAAGCTGGGTTGAATGTCTGAAGTGTTACTCTGAGTGAGTT